CTATTTGTCAAATTTTTTGAGTCGTCCATTATCTATCCCATGTTTCAGTTTTCCATTTGTTATTGTGTGAAGAGTAGCAACATACAGATAGTTTTCTTTCATATCTAGTTTGATTCCGATTTGTACATTTTCACTAAATATCTTAACGAGTTCAAAGCTGTCTCCCGACTCATTTGGATTTACACCTATGTAATCTGGAAAAGCGATGATGGATGAGATAAATCGAAGATACGGCAGACATTCCGGATGCCGTTTCTCAATATGCTTTTCCAATCCAAAAGATTGATATATTAAATCCTGTTCAAATTGTATAGGAAGATACTTATTAAACTCTTTATTGTAAGATGCAACAGGGAAAATTTTATTGTTCAAGACTTATCTCACCTCTTTTCTTTAGTTGTTCCCCCGCCCGCTGTAGAACAGGGGAGGATAGTTATAAATATCGTTTTACGACATCGGTTAATTGCTTTTTGTATTTGTACAAATCATTCAAAGATTCTATATAAATACGTTCAAATTTTTTGTCTTTATCGGGTATGAGAATTTGTTTATTCTTTGTATCAAGATTAATCCTGCAAATTGGTTTTCTATTGTTATCCTTGTATAAAATTCCAAAATAGCTTTCTGTATCTCTATGAACAATATCCTCAACGGGTATAACCTCAGCCAATAGACCACGAATAATATAAAAGGCTTCGATTTCCTCATCTGTAGTAATGATTTTTGATTCTGACTGAGAAGGTTCTTCCTTTATATCCGGTTCATCTTCTGCTTCTTCTGGAGTGAGCGCAGATGTGATTTTTTGATTAACAATTTCATTTATAAATGATGTAAAAGCTTTTTTTACTAAAGGTTGATATTTTTCAACTACTTTCTGTGTTCGCTGTCCCTCATAAACGTAATACAGAATGTACTTGACAAAATCTTCGGAAGGGTTATCTAATTGCTTCGAAAGATAGTCCTTAATTAATCCAGAATACTTTAGTTCGGATGCAGTACTAAATACTTTATCCGAATCAAAATTTTCTTTGCAGAATTTTTTGATTTCATTAATTTGTGTATCTTTCAATGAAAGAAGATTTACCTCTAAAAATGGTGATAAATCCATTTTATTAGCTTCTTCTAAATCAGTAAAAAATTTATATACAATACCATTGGTTAAAATTCCAAAGCGTGCTTTTGAAGTACCAAAATAACGGAATAATTGTGAACTATGTTTTCCTAAAGAATCAGTGCGGCTTTTGCATTCAATTAAAATCAAAGGCTCTCCTTGATCTAGAATAGCGTAGTCAACTTTTTCTCCTTTTTTAATACCGACATCGGCGGTATATTCTGGACAGAATTCCATTGGATTAAAAACATCGTAACCCAGCAGGTTGAAGAATGGCATGACTAAGGATGTTTTTGTAGCTTCTTCGGTTTGTATTCCGTCCTTCATTTTTTCAATTCTTTGCGAAAATTCTTTTAGCTTGTTAGAAAATTCCATAGTTTCTTCCTCTCTTTCCTCTTTTGACGACCTACATTGAGAAATCTATCCTACCAACATTTAAGTTGGGGATGAACATAATATAATAATTATCCAGCGTGGTTCCGATACCGTATTTGTTGCGGTAACACGCCAAGCATTCTTCCAGAAATTCTTCTGTAACATCTAAATATTCAGCAATTTCGAACCGGCTCTGACATCCATGTTCGAATGCTTCGATAATACCGGACAGCCCAATCAGCTTATTGTAAGCCCACAAGCGTGCTTGACGTTCCTGTTTTCGGTTTCCGGTCAAATCCATGTCTAAGATGTTTCCGACAGAAGTGTGATGGTGACCGAGCTCCTCAGCTAGAGTGCAAGCCTTTTTCTTGGATGTCTCTATATCTTTTCTAATACCTATCTTATTCCCTTTTATCCGCCCATCGCTAGAGCGTAGCGGGAGTTCCTTCACTTTAAGCCCTGTATTGTTTGCTTCATCTAAAAGTGCTTCGTAATTGTTCATCGTATAACACCTCCGATGCAAGTTTAGCATATTAGATGGTCAATAATTAGGACTTACCACTCACCGTCCATTAAGTCGTCATCGTGCTTACGCATTTCATCTGTGACTTTGATGTCGGTGCGTTCGTGAGCAGCGGAAAGGTTTAGTAGGGTATTGGATAATTCTTTGCGCATTTCTGAAATCTGGAACAACAATGGGTCGTTAGGCTCTTCTTTTTTATATTTTGGAATATGCGTCAATTCTTCGATACGATTAACAGCTTCCTTTTTCCCGTCTTCATTTAACATGAAAAAATAAGCAATCATGGAAGTTATAATTGCCTTTTGCTTTTTTGTTTCGCGCTTTACTCCATCATTCAGATTATTTGCGTTTATAATATAATCCACATAATTTTTTATATTGTTTAAGTTTTCCTTTTTAGTAAAATCTGTGTCAATCTTTTTCATTGGAACATCGAACCCCATAAGCCACGCTTCATTTACATTAAGTGCAGCGCCTAAAACAATAAGCTTGTCCTGAGCAGGTTCATTCTTTCCAGCCACATATTGACTTATATCTGATTTATTCATTTTAACACCATATTTCTCGCAATATGGCTTAGTTAAATTAAGAATATCTACTTGACGCAAATTACGCGCTTCCATTAATTCTTTCAATCGTTTAGATGTATTGGATACCTTCATAATGAACACCTCCCTACCATTGTAATAATAGCATGTATTGAATAAAAGTTCAAGAGAAAAAACAAAAAAGTTAAATCATTTGAATATTTGTATTGACTTATAGATTTGGAGATGATATCCTAAAAGAGGTTCAAATAATTGAACTTGGAAGGAGGGATATGAATGTCTTTCAATTACAACAAACTAAAAGGACGAATAATTGAAGTGTTTGGAAGTCAGGCAGAATTCGCAAAAGCTATGAAATGGTCTGAGAGAACACTGTCGTTGAAGTTAAATGGAAAGATTGCATGGAAACAAACAGATATTGTTTCGGCTGTAAAATTATTAAACTTAACAGACAGTGACATAAAAGAGTATTTTTTTACACTTGAAGTTCAAAAATTTTAACTAAGGAGGGAAACATGAAAGAACTACAAATTTTCAAAAATGATGAGTTTGGAGAAATCCGAACAGTACAACTGAATAATGAAACCTACTTTGTAGGAAAAGATGTGGCAGAGGCATTAGGATACGAAAGAGCGACGAAGGCTATTCAAGACCATGTTGATTCTGACGATAAAGATGAAGTCCCGATTCAGGATTCCATCGGAAGAATGCAGAAAACTCCTGTGATTACAGAATCCGGCTTATACGCGCTTATCTTTGGTAGCAAATTAGAATCAGCAAAGAGATTTAAGCACTGGGTGACAAGTGAGGTGCTTCCAACAATCAGAAAAACGGGGCAGTATCAAATGGAGAACCTTTCTACTGAGATGAGAGCGATTCTGATGCATGATGAAAAGATTGTGAAAATCGAGAGCAGAATGGATAAGTTAGAATTTGATATTCCCTTATACGGAAGTGAGGCGGATGAACTTTCAAGCCATGTAAAGCGGAAGGGTGTAGCGGTTCTTGGAGGAAAGAAGTCGGAGGCATACAAAGACAATAATATCCGTTCCAAAGTATACCGAGATATTTACGACCAAATCAAAAGAGAGTTCGGTATTTATTCGGATGATGGAAAGCCGAAATCATACAAAGCATTGAAGCGTAAGTATCTCTATGAAGCTCACGAATGTATTGACATGTACGAAGTACCTACATATTTGAAAGAAATGATTGATAGTGCAAATGCACAGATTTTATTAAATGGAATTGTATAGCCTATCAGACAGAACTAGAAGAGGAGGCGGTGTAGATGAAAAGAGAGGATGATTGGATCAAGGAAACAGATAAAAAAATAATCCACTACATGTGGACTATTTTTCTCAGCATGATGATTTCCATTATAACAACTTTGTCAGTAGTAGCGTTACTAGGGTAGTAAAAAAAGAAACAAGAATAGGTGTAAGTATGCTCCGAAACAGAAAAGATTTGATAGAAACCCACGTAAAGTACTTTCTGTGCAAGCATTTATGTGAAAGTTTAATTCCTATCACTCTTTCATTTCGGACAATTTCATCCAAATAACCGTTATCTGTAAGATATTTGATGGCAGCTGATACGAGAGGATAGGGAGCAATGTCCGAAAAAGGTTCTTTATCAACGTAAAACATACAAGTGTAATTTGGTGAAGATTCCAGGGCTTTAATAATTTTTTTTGATAGCTGATCCATATTTTTCTCCTTTTAGTTATTTCGATTTTCGCTCGGTAATTAAAGTATAGGAGACAGTAAAAAAATATGCAAGTAAAAGAGGAGGTGTGGTAGATGGGGGTAAAAAAATTAGAAACGCTAAAAATTAGTATGGAAAAAGGCAAAGCAAAAGTAGAAGTAAATGGTGAAGATATTTCATCATACGGAAGTTATCTGAACCTTACGTTTGAAAATGGAGAATGGTCGCTGATGACGACAAGAGATAGTTTTTATTGTTCAGGCAATCGTAAGCCCTTAATCATAGGGATAACAAACGATAAGACACGGTATTGCCCGAAGTGTTTTTCAGAATTGCCGGAAGATGCAAATTATTGTCCAAAATGTGGGAAATGTATGAGAGAACAGTTTAAGTATGAACAAGGTTATATTGGCGAAAAGTCGAAAACTGTAACTGTTGGTTTTCAAGATAAGGCAATTAAATTATAGGCAACACGTACAACCCGTAATACATAGAGTTTAGAGAGGTGGTGTAAGTGAAACTAGACATGGTGAAAATTATGCAAATTATGATCAGCCTGCTGGAAGAGCAAGAAGAGGCAGTGATCGAATACGAATTAGAGGAAACCGCTTAGGCGGTAGAGGGGAGGGACAAGCAGTGAAAAGTAACAGCATTAAGGCAAGACGAAAACAAAAAGACACCCTAACCGGATTTTTTATTGGATTCGGTACTGGGATGGTAGCAGCAGGGTCATTCCTGATTGTAGTGCTGGTTTACTGCCGGATGGCAGGACCATTATAAGGAGGTGAGTAAGATGGATAGAGCGAAGTGGATAAAAGCTGGTCTGGAGATTGCAGAGCACTTGAAAGCGATCCGAAGGATTGTCAGACAGAGCGGCATTAATAAATTGAGCATGACTTCTTTTACGGATGATATCACATGGGGAACATATATTGATGATGATAAAAAGCATTGGACCGTAGAAGTGGACGAGAAAGGTGTCGTGAGTTTAGAAGAGAGTGGTTTTAAATTTTACGCAAAAATGTAGCGCCCTTAAATGAGCCGGCAAGCTCGGGCGCCTAGAAAAATATTCAATTAAATTATATCGAAGTAAAGGAGTTTAGTCAAATGATTAAAGTAGGTAATGGAGAAATTTGTATAAACGGAACAGGTTTGGAAGTATTAACAGATTTATCTGTTCTTTGCGATCATCTTAAGAAAAACATGATGAAAGATGGTGACGCAAGTGAAAAAGAGGTCGATAAAGCAATTATAAATGCGGTTAAGATTGGACTGAAAGGCTTGCCGAAGAAAGAAGCTCATCCAGACGATATGAAGAACATTGACTGGAATGCGGATCACGTAAAGAAAGCAGTGGACAGGCTGTTTGATGTGTTGTTTGGTGGAGTCATTAAGGAGGAGTAGGTATGGCTTATTACAATACTTGTCCACATTGTGGATGTAATTTAGATCCAGGTGAGCGATGCGACTGTTTGAAAGAGCAGAATCGCAAGGAACGGAGTTGTTCTGAAAGATTGAGGAAACAAATCACAGAAGAGTGTACAGGTCAAATGGTTTTTCGGGAGGCAATTGCATGATACCAGGATATGATGATTGGAAAACAACACCTCCAGATGATCAAGTTCCAGGAATCTTATGTGATTGTTGTGGGTGTGCATTATATGAAGGTGATTATTTTTATGATATTAACGGTGAAAGAATCTGCGAGGATTGTTTGATAGATGGTTATAGGAGGATGTTGTAATGGCTTTAAAATCATATGATGAAATGCGAAAAATTGATGTGAAGCCCTTTTGTGAAAAGAGAGATGGACTTGATTATTTGAATTGGGCGATGTGTATAGATCTTTTGCACAAGAATGGAGCAAAAAAAGCATACTGGGAGCCAATCGAAAATGAGAAAACAGGAAATAGTTTAAGAATGTCGGATGTTGCATTTGTAGATAAAAATGGCGTTCAGAATAGGTGTTATGAGACACGAATCCGTGTCGTGATCGATGATAATGTTTATGAGATGCAGACGCCAGTTATGAATGGAGCGAACCCTGTAAAAGATAACTCCATGAGTCAGCAAAGAGTTTGGAATAGTATGTGTCGAGCGTTTGTAAAATGTGTAGCTATACACACAGGTTTGGGTTTTGATTTGTGGTTAAAAGAAGAATACAACAAGATGGAAAGTCAGATTCCATATACCGGAGAAAAGACAGCTTCAGAAGCTAAGATTAAGACAATTCAGAGTTTATGTGTAAGTCATGGTATTGATGGAGATGCTTGGGTTGTCGGTAATGGAAGAACCTGGGATACACTTACGGAGACAGAGGCTGCACACATGTTGAAGGCATTAAAAGATCGGTATGGTGATGATTAGTGAAATTCACTGGAAAGTTAAAGGAACCAATTATTGATTACATAACAGGTCGTTTGACGTTGCTATTTGAGCCTTGTGAGGATTTCCGAGAGGCTTATGAGGAATTCAAGGATTGCGAGAAATTAAGCTTGGAAATCAAAAAATACAGGCGAAAGAGGAGTTTAGATGCAAACGCTTATTACTGGGTGCTTTGCACGAAGCTTGCAAAGGTTATGGAAGTATCGAACCAAGAGGTACACAACCAGATGCTCCGGCAGTACGGACAACCAGAAATCTTTGAGGGAAGGGCTGCATATATCACCATACCAGATACAGAGCCGGCAGAAAAGAAAGTGAATAATGCGATGGATTATCACCTTCAGCCTACGTCGCAGGTTCGAGAGGGCTTGGATGGGATTATGTATCGGACCTATAAGCTGTTAAGAGGTTCTCATACATATAACAGCGAAGAGATGGCGAGGCTGATCACTGGACTTATAAGCGAGTGCAAAGATGCCGGTATCTCAGATGCTGAAATCGCAACGCCGGACGAGAAGCGGTTATTAAAGGAAAGATATGGTGTAGAGATATGAAAAGATTATGGAGTATCTTTACGGACGATATGGACTGCTGCATGTACACAGGGAGATATGGAGTTGAAAGACATCACGTTTTTAGCCATACACCAAGAGAGCGGAAGCTGTGTGAGAAGTACGGTTTTATAGCTCCATTGTTTCCAACTCTTCATCCGAACGGGGTGCATGCGAGGAAAGAAGCCAGTAAGGTTGATAAGGATTTAAGGCGAAAATGCAAAGAATATTATATAGCACACTACGGAACAGAAGAGCAGTTCCGGAAAGAATTTTATTATGTTAGTTAGCCAGAAGGCTTGCTATAGGTACCAGTCGAAATGTACCTAGTGTATCGCATGTAACTTTGAAAAGATGTTTTCTGGTGCCGGTATTTCCGGCACTGGGGAAAGGAGCAGATAGCATTGCGAATATGAGTAATTATGTCAAAATCAGCCGGAAGATCTTAGAGTGGGGCTGGTACAGAGATGAACATACAAAAAGCCTTTTTCTGCATTGTCTTCTCAAGGCAAATTGGAAAGACGGAGAGTTTAAAGGAATTGTGATTAAAAGAGGACAATTTGCAACCTCAATCCCAAAGCTTCAAGTTGAATTGGAATTAACTTCGAATGAAGTTAGGACTGCAATTAAACATTTAAAGAGCACAGGCGAAATCACAGTCAGATCATATAGCAAATTCTCCGTAATTACGGTGGTTAAGTATGATAGTTACCAATGTGAATCACAGGCAGAATCACAGGCAGATAACAGTCATACCACAGACAAGGCACAGCCTATTAACAGTCTATTAACAACAATAGAAGAAGGGAAGAAGAATAAGAAGGAAAGAAAGGAAAATATAAGTAATAGTGTGCGGTTTACACCGCCCTCTCTCGAAGAGGTGCAGGACTATTGCAAAAGTCGACGTAACGGTTTGGATGCTCAAGCCTTTGTAGACTTTTATTCCTCGAAAGGCTGGATGATTGGAAAAAATAAAATGAAAGACTGGAAAGCTGCTGTACGCACCTGGGAGCGTAAGAGTCAGACAAGGCAGGAAGAGACCGCCAAACATGACCGGATAAGCGAGGTGGATAGCTGGTGACAAGAGAAGAGTTTAAAAACATCGTGAAAGCTATGCGAGGGGCGTATACAAGATGTCCGGTGACAACCCAACAGATATTTGACGAATGGTATCTGTTGCTCGCAGATATGGATTACAAGACCGTTTCAAGGAATTTGATGAAGCACATTCGCTCAAGCAAATATGCCCCGACGATCGCAGAGTTAAGGCAGGAACAGGCGGTAGGGTTTTGCAATTTCACAAGCAGAAACTACGATATGCGGAAACTTGAACTGGCACTTTTGGGAATTAAGTCAGTGGAACAGATAGAAGAAATAAAGGAGAAGTGAGGATGGCAGTTATAAGGAGTATTAGAGGTGGAAGCGCCGGACTGAATGAAGAAGATCGTTTAACTCTTGCTGGGCTGTTAGTGAAAGCAGGATATCGGGTGCAGATCGGTTATCGGGTTGTGCCGGGAAACGCTAAGGGAAAGAAAGAGTATACGGTGGAGTATGAGGAGCCAGGAGGTGAACAATCATGAGGATAGATCAGATCAAGATTGATGAGTGGTATGACATTCCCGGATATGGAGGGAAATATCAGATCAACTACTACGGAAATATCCGGCGAGCACTGAAGAATGGACGATATAAAGAGATACATCCATTTATTAAAAAGTCAAATGGTCGCAGATGTGTAAAGTTAAATTGCAAAGAGCATGTGGTAATGAAGCTTATGCAGAGAACGTTTTATGGGGAACTTAAAGACGGTTGTGTTGCTTATCATAAAAATATGTGCATTACAGACGATATATTGAGCAATATCGGTATTAGTACAAGAGAGCAACTTGGGAAAATAACAGGAAGAAAAAATAATTGTGAGAGATCTGTCGTAAAAATAGACAGCTGCGGTCAGATCGTAGATTTTTACAGATCCGTTCGTGAGGCAGGAAGGAAGAATCATATGTCTTATCAAACGATTCTTGACCGGATCAACGGGAAAGTAAAGAGTTTGTATGCTCCGGATGGTTATGTATATGTCAAAGAAAAAGATAGTGAGATTCAAAAAGCGATCCGGAAAATCGAGCTTGAAAATAGAAAAGAGAGTGGTGTGTCATTTGTAAGCGCACCAGATGTAGTATTTGATTTTTAGAAAAAGCATTTTGTTGACATCAACAAAATGATAGAAAGGAGTCGGAACTCTGGCCAGAGAAAAGACATGTCAGTTCCTTTCAAGAAGATGGATTATTTGGAATTTTTAAAAACAAAGATAGAGATCGCACCGGAAAGCGGGTTCGAAATAGAACAGGGGAAGATCAACAAAGCATTACTGCCACATCAGAGAGATGCGGTGGCATGGGCGTTAAAAGGCGGAAGAAGAGCACTGTTCGAGTCGTTCGGACTCGGCAAGACGGTGCAAGAATTAGAGTTCTGCCATCAGGCAGCAGTGCACGAAGGTGGCAGGGCACTTATCGTATTGCCACTGGGAGTAAAACAGGAATTTACCAGAGACGCGGTAGAACTCTTAGGTTACGAAAAACCGGAATATTGCCGGACAATGGAAGAGGTAGAGAAGTCGAAAAGTGAGATTGTGATTACCAACTATGAACGTGTTAGAGATGGAGATATCCGGCCGGATTATTTTTCAGCGACATCCCTGGACGAAGCGAGCGTGCTTCGGTCATTCGGAAGCAAGACCTATCAGACCTTTTTGAATAAGTTTAAGAACGTCCCGTATAAGCTGGTGGCAACCGCGACACCATCCCCGAACCGGTACAAAGAGCTGATTCATTATGCCGGATACTTAGAGGTCATGGACACCGGACAAGCGCTAACAAGATTTTTTCAAAGAGACAGCACCAAAGCAAATAATCTGACACTATACCCAAACATGGAAGATGAGTTCTGGTTGTGGGTATCAAGTTGGGCACTGTTTGTTACAAAGCCATCGGACTTAAATGAGGACTATTCAGATGATGGATATGAATTTCCGCCGCTGGAGGTTCGTTGGCACGAGATACCGATACATTATGGAGATGCCACGGAAAAAGATGGGCAGATTACTCTTTTTCAAGACGCGGCAGCAGGCTTAAAAGAAGCAGCAGAAGTAAAGAGGAATAGCATAGACGTCCGCGTGGAAAAAATGAAAGAAATCGTAGAAAACGCACCAGACGAACACTTTGTATTGTGGCATGATCAAGAAGCAGAGCGCCATGCAATCAAGAAAGCGCTGCCGGAGACAGTTGATATCTATGGATCACAGGATTATGAGACGAGAGAAAAAAGAGTCATAGACTTTTCGGAGGGAAGAATTAAGTTATTCGCTACAAAGAAATCTCTTTCTGGCTCTGGCTGCAACTTTCAAAGATATTGCCATAGGGAGATCTTTCTTGGTATCGATTATGAATTCAATGATTTTATTCAGGCGGTACATAGATGTTATCGTTTTCTGCAAAATAAGCCGGTTATCATCGATATTATTTACATGGAAAACGAAAGGCAGATTAAAGAGACACTATTGCGGAAATGGAAAGATCATAATCACATGGTCAAGAAAATGATAGAGATCGTGAAAAAGTACGGATTATCATCTGCCAAGAAAGAAGAGAAGATGAAACGGAAGATGGGAGTGAAAACGGTGAGAGTAGAAGGAAAAAATTATGAAGCAGTCCATGATGATTGTGTGGAAGAGACAAGAAGAATGGAGAGCAACAGTGTAGGACTGATCCATACGTCTATCCCGTTTGGAAATCACTATGAATACAGTGCAAACTATAATGATTTTGGACACAATCAGAACACAGAGCGCTTTTTCGAGCAAATGGACTTTTTAACGCCGGAATTATATCGGATTCTGGAGCCAGGAAGAGTGGCAGCCATCCACGTGAAAGACAGAGTATTGTTCGGAAATGCAACTGGTACAGGAATGCCGACGATAGAGCCATTCCATGCCCAGTGCATTGAGCACTACATGAAACATGGGTTTCAGTATTTCGGAATGATTACGGTCGTTACGGATGTGGTACGTGAAAATAATCAGACGTACCGGCTGGGATGGTCAGAGCAATGTAAGGATGGTTCCAAAATGGGAGTCGGATGTCCGGAATATGTGTTACTTTTTCGCAAACTGCCGAGTGATCGTTCCAATGCCTACGCAGATGATCCAGTAAAAAAGAGCAAAGAAGAATACACAAGAGCGCAGTGGCAGATTGATGCACATGGCTACTGGAGAAGCTCCGGTGATCGCTTGGTAAGCAAAGAAGAATTGAAAGAGATATCTGTGGCGAACTTACAGGCGGTGTATCGAAAATACAGTAGAGAGTCGGTATACAGTTATAAAGAACATGTAAAACTTGCGGAAGCTCTAGACAAAGACGGGAAACTTCCAGCCACTTTCATGGTAGTAGCGCCGGGGAGTTGGAATGATTTGGAGGTATGGGACGATATCAACCGGATGCGGACACTGAATACAACACAATCCAGAAGACGTAAACAGATGCACGTATGCCCATTGCAGTTGGATATCGTGGAAAGAATTATCAACCGGTACAGCAATGAGGGCGATCTTGTTTATGATCCATTCGGAGGACTTATGACAGTCCCGATGATGGCTGTGAAAATGAAGCGCCGGGGAAAGGGCTGTGAATTAAATGCAGATTACTTCCGGGACGGAGTGGGGTATCTTCAGGAGGCAGAAGCCGAGATGGAAACGCCAACGCTGTTCGATTTTATACAACCATAAAAATGTGAAGTGGCAGCAGGAGGAAAGATAGAAATGACAGAAGAGGAAAGAAGAACGCTCTTTTTCAAAATGATCGAAATACAGTTAAGAGGTGCAATATGCAGAGATCAAGAAATCAATATGAGAGGACAAGTGGCTATGGCATATGCGCTGGAAATCATAACCGAAAAAGAGCAGGGAGAGATACTGGAAATGATAGAGGAAAATCGCAACCAATAGTATAGAACCCATACCAGCAGTATAGATTTTATAGCAAAAATCATAACCAGTAGTGCGTGTACTATACTGCTGGTTGGGTTAGATAGGATTAACTAAGTAACTAAATTAGGAGTGATGGATATGGCGATATATGAGTTTGATTGTAAAAAATGCACAAATGAATATATTGGTTTTCAAAACGGAGAATGGTGTAGTTGGTGTAAGCCGGTGGTTGACGGATTAAAAACATTTGAATGGGAGTGGCATGATGAAAACACGAAGTTAGATACATGCAGATGCAAATACTTCACAACGAATGTAAGGCAAGAAGAAATAATGTTATTTTAATTAAATTAGGATTTTTTAAGGAGGAAAAGATGCATAAAGAAATTGAAAGAGCTGTCTTACGAATAACACAGGCGATGGAGAAGAATCGAAAAAACTATGATGATGCCAATGCATCATACAAAGACACCGGTTATGATCGATATTGGAAGAAAATGGAAAAATTGGATGCAGAATATGAAGAACTAAGGTCTTTTGTGCATCCAAAAGAAGAGATTAACATTTCTGCTGGAACAATTCAGAAGCTGGATGAGTTACAAAGAAATGTAAAAAACATCAGAAGCAAGTGGGAGAATCTGCGGAGAGATCTTCCCTATTCATCGGATTCTGTAGGTATAGATGATATATTCCGAGACATCAAAACATTGTTAAACTGAGATTTAATTAAACAAGGTTTGAGTTCCTGCGAGCAATCGTGGGGAGGGAAGGCAGAAAGAGATGAAAGGGAAGAAATGTTTAAAACCATGTAAGGTATGTGGAAAAAACAGCGCCAAAATAGAAATTTGGAGTAGCGGTGGTCTTATGTATATGGTCAAATGCAATAACCCAGACTGCCCTGTTCCGAAAGGAGGGTATCCTAAAGGAAGAAAACTTGATGAAGTGATTAAAGAATGGAATAGGAGAGTGGAAGAATGAACGTACTAGAAAAGATTTTTGAAGAGATCAAGGAACTAAAGCGAAAGCAAAATAATCAGAATCAAGATTATAGAACAGGATATTTTAGTGCTTTGTCTACGGTGGAGGGAATCATCTGCTCACGCATGGATGAAGTTAGGGATATGCATGTAAAAAGGCTGATTGATGCGAATGTGCTTGATAATGAAGTTGCAAACTTCTTTCTTACAATCACAGGGAACCCAAAGCAGACAACAGTAGTCAGAGAATGTAAAGAATCATTCAGAAGAATGATTGATGAACAGCCGACAGTATATGCGAATGACGGCTGGATTCCGGTAGAAAAGAAGTTGCCGGAAGATGATAGATATATATTGCTGTCTTTCGAAAACTTTTCCATTCCGTTAGTTGGACGATATGAAGAGAATGAAAAAGGAGGCGCATTCTATCTAGGGGATTGTGATGAAGAAGATACTTGCATATCCAACGATTTGTATGTAAATGCCTGGACGTATCTTCCGGAAAGGTACAAGGGTGATAGCAATGCATAGAGACAGCAAAGACCGACACAGGCAGAAAATAAGGGAGAACGATCATTACAACGATCTGGAAGAACGCAAGGTATCGGATAAGGCAAGGGAGAGATTCCGGAGAAAGCCATATCAGATTACAGATGTTGCAGGGTATATGGCAAAGAAATATGACATCAAAAGGGAGATGGAACCATGAACAGGTCGGAAAACCTGCGTGCTTTTCTTAGGTTCGTAAACGAGTGCCAAACACTGAATGAGATGGCAAGAAAAGAAATTTCAAAAGAAGACAAGCGTCAGCAGGATTTATTGCATGAGATTGAATTTGAACCAAGAGCAAAGGAGAGAAGTAAGTTATGCACACAGCTCCATCGGTCAAGATTGAACCGGAGAAAATACAAGGATATCTTCGAAGAGACGGATGATATTGTGCAGTTTTTCAATGTAGGTCAGCACAAAAGGGTTCTTGATCAGATGGGGCAGTTGATTGGAAAAGTAAGAAAAGTGGAAAAATATCATGAGAATAGGGTATATATTCCGAGATTGCAGGAGGGAGAGGATGCCGATGGAGCAGAGACTGGAAGAAAACAATATCAAGAATGAGAATAACCGGAAGAAAGAGTACCTGAGAGGATACAGATCCAGTAGAAGACGTATCAACCGTATTGATGATGAAATTATTGAACTGAAAGAATTAGCTGCATCGGTGAAGGCAATTGATTATTCGGGCATGCCGCATGGAAACGGAAACCAGAAGGATCTATCTGATGAGCTGGCCAGGATTGATTCGTTGGTAGAAAAACTTGGGGCAGAAAAGGAAAGTTGCGTTGAATCTTATGTTTCTATCGAAAAGCAGATTAAGGAGATAAAGAACGAGGATGAGAACGACGTGTTGTTTTACCGATATGTGAAAGGCTTAAGATTCTGGGAGATTGCAGAGAAAATGGATTATAGTGAGCAGTGGGTACATAAATTGCATGGAAGAGCGCTGGCACATTTAAAGTTGCCAACATAATTTATCTTTATTTGTGTTAGTTTATTGAAGTTTAGTATGCAAGTTTGCTATCCTTATACTGGAATTGATGAACAGATATTAAATCATTCGATTAGTTCCCCCACAACCTAATAAAACCGAGAGAGGACACCTAGCAACGGGGGTGTCTTTTTCGTTGCGTAATGTCGAGAAATGGGATATTATGGGAGTAGGTTTTTAGGGTGTGAGGAGGAAATGTTGAATGATTGAAAATAAAGAGATGTTACTGTACAGTGCACAAAAGGCTGTAAAACACATTTCGAAAGTAGGGGCTGAAAACGCAGACGATAAAGAATGCTTTTTCATTATTGGAACCGCGCTTCATTGGGTTATAGATTGTATCGATCGTATTCCTGATGCGCAGATAAAGGAGGAGCATAAAAAATTATTTTCAGGACTAAGATTTGCGAATAATTGTTTGAAGCACAATATAACTTTTACAAAAGCTCATAAAGCCAAGGGGCATAGCTATCCTTATGATTTTCCATACGATTATGGTACGCACTTTATATGGACATCGTTAGATGAAGTTGATATATGGGATAGCAAGGAAAATCAGAGGGCGAATTATAAAAATAATTTTGAAGGGAAAAATGTTTTTATAACAATGTCAGAAATAACGAGTGAAATAGAAAAATATTATGAGATTTTGTGAGGTGTAACCTATGGGTGAGCATGAAATAATTAAGGAGCATAAATGTTTATTGGATAAAATGAAAAAAGATAGAATATTTTCGTTATGCTTCGAAAATAATAAATTCTATTTAGATGAACAATGTGATGATTATTTTTCTCATGAACTCACAAAAGAAGAATGTTTTGAATTATCAAAAATGTTTGGTGAAATTGCGAATGTAATACATGAATAGATGCTTGCAACACAAAGGCACCCTCCGGGGTGCTTTTCTCATGCAAAAAATTAGCGTACAGCGTGCACAGCTCCAGTGGATCTACATTTCATCCTTACTCCTTAGCGGTCGCAATCGGCGGTCGCCTATGGAGCTGGCAGGACTGTATTTAATATATCAAGAAAGAAGGTGAGCCGAATGGCGAAAGGCAAGTATCAGGAATGGCTAGAGCCGGAAGGCTTGCTGAAAATTGAAGGATGGGCAAGAGACGGTCTGACAGAAGAACAGATTGCTGAGAATATGGGAGTGACAAGGGAAACTCTAAGAGTGTGGAAAAATAAGTATTCTGTCATTTCTGCCACCCTAAAAAGGGGAAAAGAAGTTGTTGACCGTCAAGTTGAGAATGCATTGCTACAAAGAGCACTTGGTTATGAGTATACGGAAACAACACGAGAGTATATCCCCGAACTAGGAGAGATGCATGTGACGAAGGAAGTAACGAAGCAAGTATCGCCTGATACAACAGCACAGATATTCTGGTTAAAGAACCGAAAGCCTCAAGAGTGGAGAGATAAGCAAGAACGCCTTGACAATACGGTGGAAGACAACGACATGGTCCTCAAATTCATTGAAGGAATGAAGAGCCATGATTAAGCTGAGTAAAAAGCAAATCGAATACACAGAGCAAGCCACGCATCGGTGGAATATCAAGTCAGGTGCTGTGCGTTCAGGAAAATCCTTCGTTGATACGTCGGCAGTTATTCCTGCAAGAATCATAGAGAGACTAGGAAACCCCGGAATCGTTGTTATACTTGGCGTGTCGCGAGATACAATCGAGCGGAATGTCTTACAGCCCTTAAGAGAGATATACACAGATAAGCGTGTCGGCACAATCAACAGCCGGAATGTTGCCTATTTATTTGGAGAAGAGGTTTATTGCCTTGGAGCCGAGAAAATAAGTCAGGTTGCAAAGATTCAGGGCTCCTCAATCAAATACTGCTACGGTGATGAGATAGCGAAGTGGAACAAAGAAGTGTTTCAGATGCTTAAATCACGTCTGGATAAACCGTACTCGTGTTTTGATGGAGCCTGTAACCCGGAGCATCCGACGCACTGGCTCAAGGAGTTCCTAGACAACAAAGAGCTGGATATCTATCTGCAGACATATACGATTTTCGATAATCCTTTTCTTCCAGATGAGTATGTAAGGCAGCTCTGCAAGGAATACGAAGGCACAATCTATTATGATCGTCTTATTATAGGCTCATGGAAACGTGCAGAGGGAGCAATCTATAAGAGATTCGCAGACAATCCAGAGTCATTCCGGTGTCAGATTGTAGATGAGCCCGCGCCGGATAAAGAGTATAAGCAGTTTCGAAAAGAAGATATTACTTCAATAGAGATTGGCCTTGACTTTGGAGGAAATCAGTCCGGTCATTCTTTTGTCGCAAGGGGATATACAGATGATTACAGAGACGTGATTGCACTGAAGTCTCGCAGGATCATGCCAAAGGACGAGAATGAGGATATCGACAGTAATATGTTAGATGCCATGTTCTGTGAGTTTGTGCAGGAGGTAATAGATAAGTATGCAGTTGTCGTGAAACGTGGAGATTATGTGGAATATTGCAATGTGGAAACGGTTTACTACGACAATGCGGAGACAGTTCTTGGTAATTCTATCAGGAACGCCGTAGAAAAGCAGTTTCCGTGGATCAGCGTGAGGAAGGCAAAGAAAGAGATTATCAATGACCGGATCCGATGTACCGTCAAGCTCATGGGGGCAGGACGGTTTTTTATTACAGAAGATTGCGAATCTCTTCAGACTGCCTTTTCTGATGCGGTCTGGAATAAAGAGGTTGTCGGAAAGGATGAGCGTTTGGACGATGGCAGCACAGATATCGACAGCTTGGATGCATTCGAGTACACGATAGAGCGGGATATGAAATACCTGATAGAAGAGGTGGAAGATGGGACTATTTGAAAATATGTGGAAAGGAATAAGGCGTATGTTTGGGTATACAACACTGAAAACAATCGTCGGGAAAGACGTAGCTCTATCTAGCAGGATGATAGATGCGATTAACGAGTGGAAAAACATGCTTAATGGGAATGCCGAATGGCTGACTGATTCTATTGAATCTCTTCGGATTGAGCAGGGGATATGCAGAGAGTTCGCCGATGTGGTGCTGTCTGAGATGGAGTCTAATATCAGTATAGATCGCTTGAATCAGTCGTATCAAAAGGCGATTTCTGGACTGAATGAAAACCTGCAGGATGGTTTAGGACTTGGATCTTTTATTTTAAAGCCTCTAGGGGCGGACAAGGCAGAATTTGTCACCGCGGATAAGTTCGTTCCGATCTCATTTGGGGACGATGGGAAACCGACAGATATTGCATTTTTCACGCTGAAAAGAGTGGGAGAAAACGATTACTTCACGAGGGTGGAAAGGCATTATTTTGAAGACGGTAACCTTGTAATTTCAAACAAATGTTATCATTCGCAGGATTCTTCGGATATCGGGCAGTCTTGTTCCCTGGAAGAAGTGGAAGAATGGGCAGGTATCAACCCAGGTCCAGTAATGTTTCGAGGGATGCAGCAGATGGACTTTGGATATTACCGGAACCCGATTAAGAATAACATAGATGGCTCAGCGTGTGGCGTGTCTATCTTCGACGCTGCCAGAGAACGAATTAAGAAAGCAGATCTGCGAGGAAGTCAACTTGACTGGGAATATGAATCCGGTGAAAGAGCAATTCACGTAGCTACTAGGGCGCTCAAACATGATAAGGCTACTGGGCGCTTCGGCATGGCAAGGCTTAATAAGAGATTGTACAGGGGCTTAGAGTTAGACGCTGGCAAAGATCAAGAACTTCTGAAAGAGTATTCACCAGAACTCAGAGACGAAGCCTATAAGCGTGGGCTTGAAGAGGTAAAGAGAGAGATAGAATTCATTGTAGGGCTTGCTTATGGAGATCTGTCTGATGTGCAGGAGGTATTGAAGACAGCAACAGAGATCAAGGTATCGAAGCAGCGCAAGTACAACCGTGTTAATGCGATAGAAGAAAAGCTCGAAGAGTGCCTGAGAGACTTTGTGGCAGGCTTGGCGTTTTACAACAAAATGTACCGCTCTGGATACGAGCTTAGTTGTAAATTCAGTGACTCCATTTTGACCGATGAAGAGTCGGAACGTCAGCAGGATCGGCAGGATGTATCTATGGGCGTTATGAGCCACGCAGAGTACAGAGCCAAGTGGTACGGCGAGACATTGGAAGAGGCAGAAGAGAACCTGCCAGCACAAAGTCAGGTGATGGAGTAGGATGCGAAAAGAATACCAGGACAAGATGGTTGATAAAATGACTGCCAGGTTTACTGCTCTTGAAGGCAGGATTATGCAAGATATTGTCCGCAGGATTAATATGACAGGAAAAATCACAAGCACTGCAGACTGGCAGATTAACCGGCTTAAGATATTAGGCTATTCTTCTGAGGATATCGAGGCATCTCTGAAGGAGACATTGAACGCCACATATCCAGAAATGTTTGAATTGTACGATCAGGTGATTAACTGGGAATACGTTAGGAATAAGGATGTATACGAACAGATTAACGCTGAGTATATCCCTTACGAAGAGAATGAACAGTTGCAGCAGATTATGGAAGGCATTAAGAGGCAGACAAGGGATGAGTTGGACAATATCACGCAGTCACTAGGGTTTTATCTCGACTATGGAGATGGAAAGCGAATTCTAACACCTCTTGCACAGGTGTATCAAGGTTTTCTTGATGCTGCATGTATGGACATCGTATCCGGTGCCTTTGATTATAACTCGGTTCTCAGGCGAGTAGTCACACAACTGACCAATAGCGGGCTGAGACAGATAGATTATGTATCTGGTAGAGCGAACCGGATTGACGTAGCAGCACGAAGAGCGATTATGACAGGTATGTCTCAGATAACAGGGAAGATCACAGACTACAATGCTGAGAAGCTGGGTGCAGATCATTTCGAAGTCGCTTGGCACTCTGGAGCTCGACCAACCCACGCAGTGTGGCAGGGAAAGGTTTGGACGAGGGAACAGCTTGTTAATGTGTGTGGTCTTGGTAGTGCTACAGGTCTGTTAGGCGTTAACTGCTATCACGAATATTATCCATTCTTTCCGGGCATTTCCGAACGCAACTGGACGGATGAGTGGCTGGAAGAGAAAAAGCGGCAAGAGAATATTCCGAAAACCTTCGGTGGGAAAGAGTACACCTTGTACGAAGCGAAGCAACAGCAGAGAAAAATGGAAACAGCCATGAGGGCGCAACGTGAAAAGGTGAAACTTTTGGAAACTGGTAACGCTGATCCGGATGATGTGATGCTTGCAAGAGCGAAGTATCAGGGGCAGTTGAATGAATATAGCCGATTCTGTAAGAAGATGGGGCTGACAGAAGAAAGAGAGCGTATCTATTACGATATGCGCGGTTTTATAGCTTCAAATACAAAAATTCAGAATGCAAGATATACAACGGATATGATTCGAAATGCTGACAGAGATTCAAAACAGTATTATCGGTACAAGAATATCATTGGAGCTGATATTGGAAGTCTTGAGAAGTTCCGGCAGATGAAGTATAATGAACCTGAGAAATATAGTGCATTGAAAAAGAAAGTCGATACGTATTCTGATATTGATAAAAAGGAATGGTCTCTTGAATTTAAACAGAAGTCAAAAGACGCGTATGTGAGATTTGAAAAAGAGGGTATATATTTGTCTGTTCACGCATTGAGCCGACTGCCGAGATTGAATCAGCCGGGGTTACCAGAGGTTTCAGAAGAAACATTGATGAAATTCATTAATGGAATACCTAAATATACTGAGGGCGAGAATAAATTAGTTTACTTCGATGCGGAACTCCAATTAGTGGCGATTAGGAATAAAATAACAGGCGATATAGTGTCAGTTGTAAGGCGTAAAAATCCTAAGGAGGTGTGGGAAGATGTTTAATAAAATTATGAATTACATCAAGGAATTTTTGGAAAATACACCTGATGATATCTATGATTTTTCGTGTGAGCTAGAAGGTTTGCTGATAGTGCATTATGATGAAATGCATGAAGAACAGCCAAAGGCTACGGAAATACTGAATGATGAGACGCCAGATGTATGTGCTTTGGGGGAACCTGGTATGAAACCGGAAGAAATAGAGGATTTTAAAAGAAAATTAAAAATCGAATATGACAAGGCTATGAAAGCAATTGTATAGATACCACCCATTCTTCGTGAGTGAGTGGTATTTTTGTACCCAATTTTAGGAAAGGAGGATTGTCATGAAACTTTTTGAACAGGATGTAGGAAAGGTATGGTGATCTAATTATCTCCCGCTGAGACGCAGGGTTACGCGTCTTATTTTTATGAAAATAATTAACTTGGTCAGGTGATCAGACCTAAAACAGTCGATTCATGGCGGATGGTTACACGCCTAAAACAACCTAACATGAAAGGAGAAGCAACATGAAGACAGAAGAATTAAAAAAACTTGGACTGGAACAGGAGACCATAAACAAAATTATGGAGATGAATGGTCAGGATATTGCAGCTGAACAGGCAAAGACTACAAAGGCTGAGAGTGAGCGTGACAACTACAAAGACCAACTTACGACAGCAACAGAATCTTTGGAAAAGTTCAAGGATGTAGATCCAACGGCCATGCAAGGCGAGATTGATCAGCTCAAACAGCAGTTAAAGGATAAGGATACGGAATACGCTGCCAAAGAAGCAGATCGTATCTTTTCCGACACAATCAAGGAAGCTATTAAGACCGCCGGAGGACGTAACGAAAAGGCAGTAATGGCTATGCTGGATATGGACACATTGAAAGCATCGAAAAACCAGTCTGAGGACATTAAGAAAGCATTGGAAACCGTAAAGGAGTCTGATGCTTATTTATTTGGAATTGATGAACCATTTTCTAATCCGGTAGGAGCTACAGGCGGAACAGGTGGCAGCGGTGGAGATAATCTCTCTGCAATCAGAGCGGCAATGGGCTTACCGGCAAAGAAAGACTAAAAGAAAGAATGAGGTAATTAATTATGGCAAACACAATCGCGTTAAGAAAAGCATATTCTACTATGCTGGATGAGGTTTATAAACTGGCATCTCTTACGGCCGTTTTGGACGGCCCGAACGATCTCGTGAAAGAGGGAGCGAATGCAAACGAGATCTTGATTCCGAAGATGTCTATGCAGGGTCTTGCGAACTATAATAAGCAGACTGGTTATGTAGCTGGTGACGTAACGCTTGAGTACGAAACAAAGAAATGTACTTATGACCGTGGACGTATGTTCACCGTAGACGCAATGGATAACATTGAGTCCGCAGGTGTGGCGTTCGGAAGATTGTCCGGCGAGTTCTTAAGAACACAGGTTGTTCCTGAACTTGATGCTTGGAGACTTGCATCTTATGCGGGCTATGCGACAAATAAAGTTGCGGGAGCTATTGCGGATGCGAAAGCTGGAATTGCAGCAATCAGAAAAGGAAAGACGGCTATTGAAAACGCTGAAGCTAAGCCAGAGACATGCTACCTGTTTATTTCTAATCAGCTGAAGGGAGACATTGAGGACCTCGATACCACAGCATCTAAGAAAGTGCTTGACGGATGGGCTGGAGTTATTCCAGTACCAGAGGGACGTTTCTATGACAAGATTACTCTTACAGCTTCCGGTGCTGGTGGATTCGCAACAGCTGGTGGCAAGAAGATCGATTTCCTGATTGTAGATAAGAATGCGGTAATCCAGAATCAGAAACACACCGTGTCTAAGATTATCACACCGGATCAGAACCAGGATGCAGATGCTTGGAAATTTGGCTATAGAACAGTTGGAATCGCAGAGGCTAAGGATAATAAGAAAGTTGCTATCTACGCTCACACTGCGGCAGAATAGGAGTGATGCTTTGTGCTAAAGTATAGTTATTATATAGGAACATACGGTGGTACAGATATATCTGAGAACGAGTGGAACAGAGTATCTCAAAAAGCTGAACAGCGGCTGAACAGTTATACGTTTGGTCACTTATCTAGCCCGTGGAATGACTCTGAGTGGAGCGAACGAATTAGTTGTGCAATATGCGAAATGTCAGAACTGATTTACGCAGCTGAGAAAAGTGCCGGAAAGGTGTCTGAAAATAATGATGGATATTCGGTGTCCTACACAGATAAGAGCTTGTTGGAACCGAGTCTGTACAATATTGCGTGCGTGTATCTTGGCGACACAGGACTTTTACATGCGGGGGTGGAAGAATGCTGACCAATGCAGACATTACGATTTACAACCGTAAGTTTGACAAGAAAACCGGATTTGATCTATGGAACCGAACTGTGATCCGAGACGTGCACGTTTACGTTGACCATAAAGTATCCGTTGGAGATACCGGCTTAAATAGCGCAGAAGTTTACAAGATCCGTATTCCTGATAATGTGGGGAATGCGGATCTTTATCTTCCGCCGGAAGAGTATGCAGCACTTGAAAACCCGTCCGGTCATTGGACGATACAGAACGATGACCATATCGTGATCGGTGTGTGTGACCTTAAAATTGAACGCCCAGCAGAATTGCAGGCGATAAGATTGTTGCACTGTAAGGTGACAAGCTGGTCGGATAACCGGTTCGGAGGTTTACCGCACTGGCGTATCGGAGGTGAGTAAATGCCAAAACCAAAAAGGAATATAAAAATTGCCACTCCGAGGGGGCAGATTTCCACCTATACAATGAAGACAGGAAAAGTGGTAGCGAGACTTGATTGGAACTCCGGCTTTGCAAGAAAAAAGGGACAAGCATTTGAAAGTGCACAGGAATTTGTTGATTCTGAGTGCCTAAGGTGCATGGAGCCACTTACACCGCGAAGAACCGGCATGATGATTAAGTCAGCAAAACTTGGAACAGTGATCGGCAGCGGAAGCATTGAATATCTAGCACCCTATGCTCGGAGGCAATACTATGAGCACAAAGAAAAGGCACATTGGTTTGAAACGATGAAAGCGAGTAAGAAAGATGTGATACTGAAAGGAGCTGAAGAGATTGCAGGTAGGTAAGACGCCGATTATTGAAAGCGTGCGAAACTACATTATGGCGTGCGACTTTCTAAAAGATGGAAGAGTGAATATTGATTATCTCCCCGACCAGATGGCATATTCCATCGACACGATCGGATGTGATCCGGTTTACAAAAAATACGTTGATGGTACATGCTTAAAGCAATTCCAGTTTGCACTCACGAGTAAGGAGGCTTATGACGGAGATGCAAGAACTGGTATTGCGAATAGCGGATTCTATCAGTATTTTGAGGAGTGGATTGAAAGTAACAACTTAAATGATATCTACCCTGCGCTAGAGGGGCACGATGCGATAAGAGTGGACGTGTTGCAGAGCGGCTATCTGTTTTCCACAGAAGTTGACCTTGGTAGGTATCAGATTATTTGCAGATTGATTTATAAATAGGAGGCTATGAATATGGCAGTTGAAAAGAAAGAGCTTGTCGGCAGACATAAGCGTTTGGCGTTTATGGATGTCGAAGGAACAGGAACGACATTTATCAGAATGACAGGTTTTACGGCACTGTCTGAGGGTAAAGAAGCGAAAGAATACAACCGACAGTATGTAGACGAGGCTACAGAACGTAATGATGTAGTAGGATATGCCACTTCTGTGGAGTACGAATTTGATAGATATACCAATGATAAGGTGTGCGAGAAGATTTGTACGATTACAGACGATGAACTTGTCGGCACAGAAGCACAGGTAGAAATCGTCACAGTGGATGTTTTTACTGCAAATGATAATAAACAAGCAATCGCAAGGAAACGTACGTGGAGTGTTATCCCTGATACTTCCGGTGACGGAACAGATGCATTGATCTACAGCGGAAGTTTTGCAGCAGCGTCTGAGATCACGAAGGGCTATGTGACTTTGGATGACAAAATGGAAACATGCACTTTTACAGAAGGAGCAATTCCATCAGAGTAGAAAGATAGGAGAGTGAGCCGATGAGCCAGTGGAAATTTGGAAATTTTGAAACAGAGATTGATTTTACAGACGTTGACTTTCTTGATCGGATTGATGAGGGAAAGCAGTTGATGCAGGAAGCGGAAAATCATGTATTAAAGGTTGGAAAGAACTCGGATATTATCCGGTCACAGTGCGAGGTCTTTTATGCTTTCTTTGATCATGTTTTCGGACGTGATGCAAGAGAAGCTATGTTTGAAGGAAAGACAAGTCTTATGCTATGTGTGAAAGCAAGCGAGTCTCTGAGTGAATTTGAAAAACAAGAAGCAAACAGGATTGATAGCATGTATGGGAAGTACAAGGTACAGAATCACGGGAACAGACAGCAGAGAAGAGCGTACAATAAACAGAACCGGAAGAAGGGACATAAGTAATGCATATCCTCTACAGAGAGTTCCCAGAAAGCGTGAGAGTGTCCGGCAGGAGTTACGCCATTGAAACTGACTTTCGTGAATGGATAAGGTTTCTTGAGCTCGCAGAAGACGAGGAAGTCCCGTGGCAGATTAAATGCCAATTAATTTTGCAGTGGTTCACAAGCGAAGTCCCCGAAGACATAGAACAAGCTATCTATGCGCTTGGGGACTTTTGCTCTGGTTATTTAGATACGGACGATCAGGAAGAGAGACGCGGACGAACCAAACAGGTTTATTCGTTCGAGCAGGATGCAGACTGTATATATACAGCGTTCCGAGAGGTGTATGGTATTAATCTGCAAACAGTCCCGTATATGCATTGGCGGGAGTTTCAGACACTGCTTTTAGGGCTTCCGGAGAAAACGGAGATAAAACAGCGCATGATATATCGGTCGATTGACCTTCGGGACATAAAAGATAAAAATGAGCGAAAGCGCGTGCAGAAGATACAGAAATCTATTGCTCTAAAGAAAAAGAAGAGGGCAAGGAAAATGGATCCATATGAGATAGGAGCGATGTTCTGATGATGAAGAAAAATATCCAGATACCCACAGAACGAAAGTGGTATGTTTGTCCGTACTGCGGAAAGAATCTCGTAATACATGAAGATACCGCAGTATGTAAGGGCGTGTTTATCCGGTGCAAAGAGTGCCGGAAAGAAGTTGAGATAAAGATATAAGTATGATGCACATGTGAGCCGATGAGCCGTGCTATTTTCGAGAGGATGTGAAGATAGTATGGCTGATGGCTATTTGAATTTTGATACAAAAATAAATGAGGCTGGTTTTAATAAGGGCATATCAAAGTTAAGTAATATTGCTCAAACCGGTCTTGGTGTTGTAGTTGGTAATATTGCAACATCTGTTCTGCAAAAAATCGGACAGCTTGGTTCCGAGCTGGTTGCCGGTCTTAATGAATCGTCTGCAGCGTGGAAGACGTTCCAGGCTAACATGCAGATGAACGGGAAAACTGCAGATGAAATCTCCAAAATAAAAGGAGAGTTGAAAGACTTTGCGGAACAAACGATCTACAGCGCATCGGATATGGCGAGTACATACTCCCAGCTTGAAGCGGTGGGAACCAAGAATACAACCGCTCTTGTCAAGGGATTTGGCGGTTTGGCGGCTGCCGCTTCAGATCCAACACAGGCAATGAAGACGTTGAGCCAGCAAGCAACGCAGATGGCAGCTAAGCCAAAAGTGGCGTGGGAAGACTTTAAACTGATGGTAGAACAGACTCCGGCTGGTATCTCTGCGGTTGCAAAAACAATGGGAATGTCTACCCAGGAGCTTATTTCTGATGTGCAGAAAGGGAAAGTAAAAACAGAAGAGTTTCTTGATGCGATTGCAAGGACAGGAACGAATGCAGATTTTACCGCGCTTGCCACACAGTATAAGACCGTAGGGCAAGCTACAGACGGTCTGATTGAGACTCTGACTGGACAGTTGCAGCCGGCGTTTGACACATTGTCACAGGTCGGAATCAACGCAATTAGTGGAATTACGGACAAGATCAGCGCCGGCTCTCCCATAATCGAGAAATTAACAGTCACCGTGAATACGCTTGTCGATAAGCTTAACTCCATGTCTACGGAAGAGCTTGTGAACCTTGCCAAGATGGGTGGCTTGCTAGTAACAGCAGTGCCGGCATTGGCAGGAATCGGTAAGGGAATGGAAGTCGCAAGTACAGCGTCAGGAGCGTTCACCGGTGCACTTAGCGGTATAGGAAATGGTGTAAAGAGCATTCCTGGGAAATTTGATTCTGCAAAGAAATCAATCGGAGGACTTGGAAAGAGTTTCGGAACATTAGGAAGTGCTATCACGGGTCCATTCGATGTTATGATGCCGAAAGTGACTGGAAGTGTCCGAAAGATTGGAAGTACCGTTGCGTCTCTTCCGGGTAAAATAGTTAGCCCGATAGGGAAGATTGGGAAAGCAGTTGCCGGGAAATTCCCAGGAATTACAAGTGCGTTTTCCGATTTCACTGGCTATTTAGGCGCGTGGGGTGGAAATGTAGGATCTGCTCTTTCCGGAGTGCTTGGAAATGTCGGAAAGTTTATGCCTGGCTTTGCTAAGCTTATGAACTTTGGTCTTGTTGCCGGTGTTCTTGTGGCTGGTCTTGGACTTCTTAACACGCAGTTTGGAGAGCAGATCAATACGCTTTTAACCACTATGCAGACCAAGGGACCGGAGCTGATTACAAACTTCTGCAACGGAATTGTATCTGCTCTTCCGAATCTGACAGCGCAAGGTGGTCAGATTCTTAATAATTTGATGCTTGCGATTACAGCGAATCTGCCAGCAATTATCCAGGGCGGCATAGCCATCATATCGTCTTTAATTTCCGGAATAGCACAGCAATTGCCGACCTTAATTCCAACAGCTGTCGAGATGATCTTAACTTTAGCGTCTTCGCTGCTTAGTAATATTGATCAGATTATAGATGCCGGAATTGATTTGCTCGTGGGATTAGCACAGGGGCTTGTGAATGCGCTCCCTCAACTGATCAACAAAGCTCCTACGATTATTGGTCAGTTAGCTTCTGCCATTATTCGTAATCTACCTAAAATTTTACAAGCCGGCATAAAAATCCTTGGGATGTTGGCGACAGGTTTAATCCAAGCTGTACCTCAGCTGATTAGTAAGATTCCATCGATTATTTCACAGATAAAAAATGCGTTTACATCAATTAATTGGGGAGAAGTAGGATCTAACATCATTAAAGGTATTGCTAATGGTCTGAAAAGTGCCGGAGGTGCAATCGTAGAAGCAGCAAAGAGTGCAGCAAAGAGTGCGCTGAACGCTGCAAAAGATTTCCTTGATATTCATTCTCCGTCAAGAGTATTCCGAGATCAAGTAGGCAAAATGATGGCGCTTGGTATGGGCATAGGCTTTGATAAAAATGTGCCGATAAAGAGTATGAATGCAAGCTTAAAAACAGCTATTGGAAGTTTGAAAGACAATGCCAGTACGGTATTGAGTGGTGGAGGTGTGAACAGAGGTGGTGTTGGTCGCATGAAAGCGTTGAGTGATGTTACAGATGGCATTGATTATGATCGTCTGGAGAGAATACAAATGAAAGCAGCGGACAAGATGGCGAAGAGGCCAATCTATCTTGATAAAAACAGGATAGACAAGCCATTGCCGAAAGGAGCAGTACCAGTATGGTAAAAGCATATTATAAAAACAGTAAAGGCGAGGTGCTTTGGCTGACCAAGGCACCTTTTAAAACTGTGGAGTCAGACTGGTTCGATTCGAGCTGGGAAGACTCAACAGAAGGATATGAGAAAACAGTAGCTATAGATGTCTTCGGGAAAAGAGAAGAATTTACAACAAACATGGAAAAACTTTACAGAGTAATATCGTATGATTCTGAGGTGGGTGCGCTTGGTAGGTTGTATGTTAACAACACGTTCCTTCCTTGCCAAATTATCCGTACCGAGAAGACAGGATGGAAAGGGTATGTATACTCTGAGGTGGCGCTGACATTTTTAGCCCCGGAACTCTCGTGGATCACAGAAGTTAAAAAGAGTTTCTGCCCGCAGACTATTGCGAAAGCGGCAGACGGTTTGGATTTCCCGTTTGACTTTCCTTTTGATTTCGCAAACGAGAAAAGGGGATCAGAAGTATTCGAGGTTGATCATATCATTTCTTCTGATTTTGAAATGACAATATATGGTCCCTGTGTGAACCCTAGGGTATTAATAAACGGATATCCTTATGAGGTTTTAACCACGTTAGAGGCTGGGGAATATCTCATAATTGATAGTTCTGAACAGACCGTTGTAAAGCATTTAAATAATGGTTTGACGTCTGACTTATTCGATGCACGGGGCTACGAATATTCCATCTTTGAAAAGATTCCATGCGGAATGATTAGGGTGAACTGGTCCGGTGACTATGGTATTGATTTAGTTCTGTATTTAAAGAGGAGGGAAGCAGCATGGTAATACTTGCAACGAGAGATCGAGAAATCGGAGCAAGACCGCTAAGGGATGCCAACTGCAGTTTTGATGCGAATAAAAACAAGACTTTTTCCGTGCAGATCGCAAGGTCAAACTGGACAAAAGACATGACCTTTGGGAATCTAATCTATGTACCAGAGACAGAGTTTGGAGGAATCATTGGAAACGTCTTGACAAGTACGGCCTTAGATTATGTGGAATTAAAGGGGTACACTTGGAGAGGACAGATGGGGAAAAAGATTATCCAGCCGGCGAAAGGACAGGATTATAGGCGGGTATCAGGGGAATTGAATACCGTGCTTAGGGCGTTGATCGAGCCGGAGTTTGACGGTTTGTATGTTGTCCCAACAATAGATACCGGGGTATCGGTTTCCAATTATCAGTTTGACCGATATTGCACCTTGTTAGATGGCGTTACAAAGATGCTTTCCAGTAAAGGACATCGGTTAGACATCCGACATCGGAGAGAGCAGGGGACGATCGGTTATATAGCGGTCTGTGCAGTCCCGATCAAGGACTACTCGAAGGAGATTGAACTGTCTAAGGACTCCGGACTTACTTACACGATGGATGACAAGAGAAATGGTGTGAACCATCTGATTGTTGCTGGAAAAGGTGAGCTACAGGAAAGGAACGTGCTACATTTGTATGTACATCCGGACGGTAGTATTAAAAAGACGCAATATTACAAGGGACTTGATGAGATTGCAGAAGTCTACGAAAATACGTCCACAGAAACAGACCAGCTAGAGAGCCAGTCTAAAGATAAGCTTTTAGAGCTTTGTAGCAAAAAGACGTTTGGAATGGATATAGATAGACTCGGACTGGAAGTATCTATAGGAGATATCGTCGGAGGGCGAGACTACCTTACTGGAATGTATATGGCGAAGCCAATAGAGAACATTGTTTATGAAGTTACTAACAGAATAGAATCGAAGATCTACGAGCTGGAAGGAGAGAATGAAGAATGAAAATAGTAAGCGGAAAGACCGGAACGTCACATGTGACATCAGAGCAGTTCCGGCAGATCATAGAGGGAACAGTCGGACAGGGAAGTTATATATTAACATCCGGAGAAAACTTAGAGCCGGAGTTAGCATCTAACAATATGCTTAAGATTAGAGGCGGAATGATGTCACATCATGGGAACGTGTCTTGTGTGGAGCTTAACACATACGACGAGGTTACGCTCACGAACGGAAGCCAAGGGGTGAAGAGAATTGACCTTATTGTTAACCGATACACAAGAAACGATGAAACTGGGCTTGAGAAAAACGAGTGGGTAGTGATTATCGGAACGCCGGATGCAACAAACCCGAAAGTTCCTGAGTATATCGCAGGAAATCTTCAGAATGGAGATTTGACAGATGATTGCCCTGTATTTGAGGTACATTATGATGGGATTAATGTCACAGAGGTTAAAAAGCTGCTTCCAGTGATGAGTAATTTGGACTTACTAAATGGCAAAATAGAAAAACAGACGCTCTACTCATCCGCAGAAAAGCAAATCGGTGTTACAGATTCTGGTGAACCAATATACCGAAAAACAATAAGAGCTGCAATGACTTATTTTTCAAAGCCATCATCCGGCTATGCCGATTGCACAATTTCTTTTGGCGCATACTTAAAAAAGATACTCAGGGCTGATGCCCATATAGTAAAAAATGATAACACT